TTCCAGTAAAAGCAGGTACTGGATTAGATTCTTTTGACTGAATTACTGACGATGGTGTAGTTTGATTGCCAGTATAAATAGTTGTGTGTTCAATAAATTTTAGGCTTTTTTCGTCATTGGTTTCAGAATTGTAAACGAGGACGCTGTTCATCCAAACTCGCCTAACAGAGCCAATTTTTCTAGCAATTGGATAAGCGGCTGTCAGAAAATAAGTGTAAACTTCGGTAGTTTGCCCACCACCACCACCTTTTCCCCCTTGTCTTTCGGTCGTGACGACTTCCTTAAGGGGAATCCCCCACATCATAGTTAGCCCTTCTTTCCTCACCCTTCCAAAAGGATAGGATAGGCTTCTGCCGTATTCGGCATCAGGAACACCAGTATCCTCAATTTTTCCTTTTTGTTGGGTAGGAGGTTTAGGAGCAAATAGAGATAATAATAGGTTAGCTCCGATTCCTATCGCTACGGGAATGAGAAAATTAGCCACGGCTTTTTAAAAGATAGTATTTTCTCTATTCTAATAGGTTGAGCAGGGGTTGAACCTGCCTAAGACGAATTATGAGTTCGTTGCCTCAACCGCTCGGCCATCAACCCTTGATTTGTTTTGGGGAAAATAAAGCAGGAGAGATATTAAAAAAATCGGCTAATTTTTGAATGTAGATAGGAGTTAACTCTTGTAGGCCATCAAAAATATCATCCAGGGTTGACTTGCTTTCAAAAATAGATAGCAAATCTTGCTTTTGTAGGTTTCTTTCCTCTAATATGAATTTCAACAATTCAAGTCCATAAATATCAGGTATTGGCTCTTGATTTTCCTCATGCTCATAATTTTCCTCATACTCATAAATTAAAGCCCCTAAAACATTTAGATATTCCCTTTCTTCTATTGTCAATTGAATTTTATCTGATATGATTTTATCTAAAAAAGAACTGATAACTCTTTCCGTGTTTTCTAGCTCTTCCTTGTCGTAAATAGGACGAGGAGGGTATTGTTTTAATAATTCTAAGTATTTATTTGTATCAAACATAGTGTGACTGTAATCGCTGTAACTTTTTATCATAGGTCAAGTCTTTGATTTTGTCAATATGTTTGATTTTAAGTGGGTTAGGCTGGATTTGCACCAGCGTGGAACTAAATCTACAGATTTACAGTCTGTCACCTTCGGCTACTCGGTCACTAACCCTTGTTTGTTTCAATCCCTTGTTTAAATTTATCTTACTATAATTCTTAATGCTTGTCAATCATATTGGTTTTTGATTTTCTTGATTCTTTTGAGATTCTTGCAAATTAAGAAGTTGAAGCATTGCTTCTCCTGCGTCTTTACGCGCCATGCTACAAGTCCAGAGCCTTTGTTCATTGCGCTTGATAATGATAATTTCTGTATTAGAAACTAAACAAACTAAATCATTTTTCTGTTTTATTAGTTGATTAATAGCTTCTAATTTTTGCTTTTGTTCTAATTCAGAAACGGGTTGAGGGTTTTCTCCGTACTCTTGTGTGGAGAAAACAACAGCTAACATAAAACTTTTTGTTTCTTTAAACTGAAAACGAATAATCTGCCAACTAAATTCACCATCAGGCTCTAATTCTCGATTCCAAATATTTAGAAAGGTTTCTAAATAACCTTCTAATCCTTTTTGAGTTTGACGGTTTTTATTAATATCACTGAAAAGTCCTTGATGCTGTTGAGGATAGTTTTCAACAGGTTTTACTGACTCACTATCTTGAATAGAGCAAGAATGACAAGAATTAAATGGAAACATAAAGGGCATATTGTTTGCTATCAAGATATTAGGAAAGTTTAATAATTTGTTACAGATTAATTACATTAGATTTATTCTCTGTAAAAATTAAGATCACACCAAAAGGAATCTTTCCAAGAATTTATCAATTGTATATTTTTTTCAGCTATTAATTTTCGCCAAAGACGAAAATTCTCAAAAAAATTATACCATCCAAAAGGAACATCTTCTCTAAGGGTAGTCCAAATAATAGGTAAATAGCTGTTGATAGGTTTATAAAGTTTGTTACAAACATAAATATAAAAACCAAGAGACAAAGTGTAAAACAACTCTTTGGGGATTTATGTTAATCCCCACGCAGAAATTAAAAACAAATTCAAGATTAAGGCTATCGGTTTTATTTTCATTTTTGACCTTTAATAGATTTTAAAGTTATTACTATGCTAGTTACACAAAAAAGCCAAACATACCAAAATTTAAAAAGCAATTCTGTTTCTGTTAAATGTAAATGAATGAATCTAATACCGAAAATTATACAAGTATTAAAACTCATGACAGCAATCAAAAGGTAATAGTTTATTTGTTTAGTCTTTTTCATGTCTTAATAGTCTTGACTTTATTTAAATCCTACCACTTGTTTTACATTTAATTTTTGAAAAGTTAATCCTAAACAAACTGCAACCCAAAGCCAAATATACCAAAACCTGAGAAACAACTCCGACCATGTTAGCTGTAAGTTGTTAAGTCTTATGGCAGTAAATACACAGGTAAAAATAATTAAATTTACAGCCACTAATAAATAAGGTTTTTTCTGTTTTTTAGACTTCATTTTAGTTTAATCTTTTTAGGTGTTCTATATTACTTTACCACAATTAAAGTTATTTGTCTATAGTTTTGACAAGAAAATAAATTAAATTTATCTTTTCCGATGTCAGTGTTTTGATTTTTATTAAGATTTCTACTAATTTATCCTTAAGTTCTTTTTTAGTGGGTTCTGTGTTAGTTGGTTCATAGATAAAAGTTTTAGCACTCCCATCTTGTTCTATTTTAGTCAAAGTGTATTTTTCCATGATCATAGTGCCTTTTTTTAGGTGTAGGTTTATCTTAATATATCTAGCCCTCGATTTCTGATTTTTTGAGCAAGGTCTTTATTAAATACTTTTGATTTTTTAATCACAGTAATCTGATTGCTTGGCCAGTATTCTAGCAGAAAATCAACGAGTTCTATTGAAGTTGTGTGTATTCTAGCTTTTTTGCTGCATCCTTTTAGTAATTGGTAAAAAAGAAATAGTCCACTAAGCAGGTCTTTTTCAATTACCCAAAATACCAATCTAATTAATGTATTGCTAAGTCGCCAGTGTTTTAGAAGTTGGCATAGTTTTGTTTCCTCTAATTGCCAGTAACTGAAAAAATCCAAAACATTAGAGATTACTGGGTAGTCGCTTCTACTTACGAAGTCAGATACTAGAGCATCGATTGCTTCTAGAGATTGACACATCCCGATAGATGCAATCGATAATCCCTCTAATTTATATCCTGAAATAATTTGTAGCATGGTTTTAAAGTTTTGTTTTGTTTTGTTTTCTTGCCTTAGTTTGCCTTGCCTTGTAATCGTTTCAATCTCTAATAAGGCTTAAGCTTAATTGTTTCAGTCGGGCCGGGAGATAGCCTTTTGTTTCGATCAAGTTTCAATCCTTAGTTAGGCTAACCATGTTCTCAAGAGAAATCCTAGCAATAAAGTTGGTATTGCAATAAGATAAATTTCGTGATTCATTATTTATTCTTTATAATTATTAATAGTTTCCCAGAAATAAATTACTAGCAGAGATTTATTTCTTTTAAGTATTAGCTCTTGCCAAAAACGAAAACTTTCAAAAAAATTATACCATCCAAAAGGAACATCAACAAAAATACTATCTAAAATGATAAGTAGATACCTCTCGACAAAATTGCGTATTGTTAAGATTAAGATTAAAAAACGTGGTTTTATTTCCATTTCTTTTAGTTCCGCTTTGGTTAATTTTTTCCTTAAAAATTGACTAATCTTTTTATCTAGTTGTGTTTGATTCATTGTTTTTTTTCGGGTTTAATATTTAGTTTAATCTTAATAAAGTTTAAGCTTAATTGTTTCAAAAGGAGATTAAAAATGTATAACGATTATACCAATGTTTCAATCCCTAATAAGGCTTAAGGTTAATTGCTTCCCTGTCCAGGTTGCGGGGGAAGTCAGGGAATTATGTTTCAATCCCTAATAAGGCTTAAGGTTAATTGCTTCTCGTCATAAATTAAAAGAGTATTAAGACTGCTATGTTTCAAACCCTAATAAGGCTTAAGCTTAATTGCTTCCTTCCCGTCGCTATATCATCAAAAATTCCCCCCTGTTTCAACCCCTAATAAGGCTTAAGGTTAATTGCTTCCAAAAGAATTTATCATCGTTCCCAAAGTATCTTAGGTTTCAATCCCTAATAAGGCTTAAGGTTAATTGCTTCAAAACGATGGGGATTTAGCGGTTATCTTATCCAAGTTTCAATCCCTAATAAGGCTTAAGGTTAATTGCTTCAAAACGATGGGGATTTAGCGGTTATCTTATCCAAGTTTCAATCCCTAATAAGGCTTAAGGTTAATTGCTTCATTGCAACTATCTAAGTTAGTCCAAGCGGTAAATTTAACATAATTAGATCGGGAATTAAACATAACTTATAGCAGAAAAAGGTGCTAAACTATATTTGACTTACTTAAATCTACCATAAGCCTACTAGAAATGTCAAGTAAAAATTATTATCCTCTTAACGTCCGTACATCAGAATCAGAAGAGAAAAAGCTAAAAAACTACTGTAAAGCCCGGAAGCGGTCAATAACCGATGTAGTCCGGGAATTGATTAGAAGTTTACCCGATGACTGATACTCAAGAGTGTTGTCAGAATAGCTAACATTAAAAGTGCCGGTCTGTGAACTGGCACTTTTAACTTTATTCTCCGATTAATAGTTGACGGTTTCTAGCCTTAGAAAAAAGCTGCTTAACTTCCTTGAGGTTTTCGGTGGGGACATAGGATGCTTGATTAACTCGCAACCCCTGACACACTAAATGAGAGTGTCCATTCTTCTCTAACCAACGCTCTAACTCTCTTCCAGACTTGAATCCTAGTTCTTTCCCTAACTCAGCAGTAGAACGACCCTCAAAACTTACGTTTCGTCCGTTTCTACAGATAATTGTCTCAGTGACTTTTTCAACCTTCTCAATCACAATATCTGGACGGCCATCTAACAAGGCTAAAACCTCAGCACCATGTATTAATCGAATTGCGTCACGCCGATCCATATAATAGGTTTTGGCTTTTGTCAGTTCTAACTCAAGTTCTAATTCTCGAATACGTCCACTTTGAGCGGGGATTACTTCTTTGATAAGTTGCTTTGCTTGACTAAATGCCTTGACTAAGTTGCGCTTACAAGCAATGACCTGCGAAGTATTTCGAGACAGTGTCATCAAAAAAGTTGCTTGCTCTTCATTCAGGTAGCAGTAACGCTCAGGACGACCGCCGCTAGAGCCTTCTAGGGGTTTCGACATTTGAAATGCGACAACTCCAAACTCTTGAATCTCGTCAATGTATTTTTCTATGGTTTGACGCAAGGCGCGGTGTTCAATCCCCAACTCATCAGCAATCAAACGAGAATCAACGACAAGACAATCATTCTGTGATACTATTTCAATAGCCATATTGGCCTCTTGTTCAGGTAATGTGGTTAGTCCCCCGTTAGTACCGGGGGCATTGCTACAATTGTACCATTTCACATAGTTGCTTGACGATTCTAGTCAGTAGGAAGAAATAGTCAGGGAAAGGGGATTATCTTAATCCCCTTTCTTTTTTAGTGTCCTATGCTGGCAGTCATTGTTAGTTTGTTAATAGACTGTAGATAAGGATATTAACAATAGAACCCTTGATATATATAGCTTCTAGACTTTGTTGATATTGTTACCACTCTCCCCAGTATTATTTTTTTTTACCTCTCTTATTGCTGAGGCTGTCTTTCCCTTTTACCCTATTTTCTTTTTTTTCTCTATACAACATCAACGACATCGACAAAGCCTGAAACCTAGACAGGGCAAAGATTTCGATTGTTAATAACCTTATTAACAATCGAAATACAATCTAACTTCCCACGGTATCGCCTCTTAGTTACGAGGAAAAAACTTTGGACATCTTTTTTTAGCGTTTTCAAGGATTGCTTTTGTTTGACCTCTCACAATTTCATCGCGCAAAATATCCAGTATTTCCGATCCTGATCCTGTCCCCGTCCCTACTCTTGCTGTTGCGTACGGAAAAACGGCAGAACTGATCGCCGATGTGGTTTCCCCTAGTGTCAGTCCAGACTTGAGATACTGACAAGTTCTTTTCTCAAGTATCTCTTGAGTTTGAGCATCGAGAGACAGTGCCACGGTAGGCATCATTCCCAAAAACAATAAACTTAAAATAATCTTTTTCATCGGGGTTATGGTAATTTTCTATGATTTTACCACTCCCGAAGCAGGTACTCGATAAATTAGTACAGGCGGGTATTCATAGATATAGGTCTTAATCACGCCATTTATTGAGTCAGCATGAATATACTCCCCATCTCCTAAATAGATGCCTACATGACCATTTATACCTGATTTACGGAAGACTAAAATATCTCCTTTATCTGGACTACCTTCTACTCTTGTCAAGATACCCTCGATAAATCTCACTAAGAAATTGTTCCGGGGAATCCGTTCGTAGTTTTCAATGATGAAATCGTAAGGTAAAAACCCGACTTTAATCCCCACGCCAGCAATAAACCCCACACAATCGGTTCCAATCCCTTTAAGCGATTGTCCATGAAACCAAGGAGTACCGAGCCATTCAAGAGCTTCAGCAACGATTTGATTACCCAAAGAATCGTTTTTTAGTTCGTTCATTTTGTGCATTTTCCCGTTCTTTCAATTGATTTAAACTATACCCCATATCATTCCGTGATTCTACAGTCACATTATTGGTGTTATTAATTACCAAAGACTGATTAGAGCTATTAGTATTTGAAGTTGTGGAGTAATTAGGTTTACCCCCGACAAATCCCCCACTAGCATAGTTCTTAATAGGAGCATTATTTCTGTAGTTTAGATAGGCTTCTGTTTCTTGAGGGTTGAGAATTAATTCATCTTCATTAGCTACGATCAAGCGAGGTTTTCGTCCTCCCGACATTGCTCGTTCGCGCTGAAAAGCTGAAATGATATTTTTCTCTATCGGAGCATTGGCATCCCCAACTTTCCCACCATCACTAAATAGGCTGAATCCTGTACCTAGAGAAAAGGCAGAAGCCGGAGCAGAAGCAAAGCTAGAGGCTCCTATACTACCAAGTGACCCAATCGAACCAAGTCCGCCTAGTCCCCCACTAAAAATCCCTGTTATTCCACTAAGTAGCCCGTTAAATAAGCCACCGCCGCCACCTCCCCCAAAGATAGAGGAAAAGATGTTACCTACTGGCTTAAAAATGCTACTGAGGGCATTAGTGAAAAAGTTACCTACTGGCCCGATGATTGCATTAAATACTGACTCAAATGCCTGAGTAATTGGTTTGGTAAATCCATCGATAGCAGAAGTTAGGGCATCAATAGCAGGCTTAGTGATACCTTCGACAAATTTAGTTGCAATATTTAAGCCAAGACTACTAAAAGCCGATCCTATTCCTTTTCCTTCTCTAATATCAGAGAAAAAGCTTTCAGCTGCGCCACGATTCGGAGAGGCATCTAATGCTACTCGCTCTAATCTTAATTCTGCAAGTTTTTCCCATTCTGAGCGGATATTAGCCACAAATTCAGCGTATTGTGGTAAGTCTTTGTAAGGTTCTAAATAATCCTCTAGTTCTTCTTTTTCTTTTTGTAGGCTAATATGTTCGGCAAGGATAGCAGAATCATCAAATAAAGTCGGTCGGGATTGATTCTCTAGCTTCAATCTTTGAATAGTTAAATCATTTAACCGATCACGGATACTCCTGACTGTATCTCTGGTTTTTCTAGATGATGCTTCTAAGGTAGCTACTCCCTGATTCTTGCCTAATCGTTCAATTGCTTGATCAAGAATTGTTACCTGTTCTTTAGCTGATTCAACGCGTTTAGCTAAAGCATCGGCATTTTTTAGAAACTGTTCTGCCACATCAGCAGGCATTTTTCCTAATGCTACTTGTTCGGCTACTACTTTTTTAATATTTTCACTCATTTTTTGCCATCCGTCGGCATTTAAAAGTAAAGTCCGTCGCTGGTCTTCTAGTGATTCAATCTGAGAGCGATATTGTCGAGAGACTTCTGTAGCACTCTTATTAATTTCTTCTTGTACTGTCAGATACCCTTTAGAGTTGATAGTCAAATCAGCGACATTCTCGGAAGCATCTCTTAAAGTACGTTCTAATGCACGGGCATCTTCCTCTTGCTGCCGACCAAATTTAATAGCACGGTCTAGTGTGGTGTCTATCAAAAATGATGCCTCTAACTGCCGTAAAAGCTCCTCAGCGTTTTGGTTGGCTGTTTCAGCGTTGCGAATTTGATCAGCCGCTGCGCCAAGATTACCTGTAGGAAGATTGGGAACGGGAGGTAAATTAGGACTCTGGAAGTTAATCGGATTGTCTTTAGGAACCGGTGGTAAATCGGCATCCCAGAAGTTATCTTGATTTTGATTAGGTAAAGTCGGTAATTGGGCTATAGGTGGAGGACTACTAAATTCTGGACCGCCTTTTCCTTCTTTTGTTTCTTCTTTTGTTAAAACACGGGCAGGAGAAGGGTTAGAGGTGGAGTCTTTAATGGATTGGCTAATTGCATTAGTAGCATTAGTTATTATTTTTCGATTATTTAGTTGATTGCCGTTAATATTTGCATAAGCAGTTACAATATATTCTTTCCCATTAATGTTTACCAGTCCAACGTTACCAATAACTTTAGAGTTATTTCCAATTTTTCCGCCGATTTCATTATTATACTTAAAATTTCTTGTTTGTC